CCAGGAACAACAATTACTTTATCAAGAGGTGGAGTTACTACTGCTACAGGAACACTTAGAAGAAAAGATATTTACCTTAATCAATTAGTAATTCAAGATGTTACTGGAACACCAGTATCAAATGGAACAGGTAATATTGTAGAAAACTGTTCAGGATTTCATACAGATCCTGTAACAAAAGCACCAATTGCAGTTAATGTTGAGATATGGAAAGCTTGGAAATACGATGAAGCACCACATCACTATTATATTTCAGGTGATGGAAAAGAAGATTCTATAGAAAATCCAGATGGAAGCAAAAGCTATGGAATAGAAGCTCATGTATCTTCTGCAAATTTCTTTTCAGTAACAGATAATGCAGCTAAGAATTTAATTCTTCAAGAAGGTTCAACAGCTGCTCCACTATATACTTCTAATAGAAAATATGCTCATGATTTAAATGAACAAAGATCTAAAATAAGAATTATCGACCCGTCGTTCATACCTCAATTCATAGAAAAATTTGAACAACTAATTAAAGCTTAATTATGTCTAACGTTGGGAATACAGGACAAAGTACTAATCTAGGAAGAGATGGAAAAATTACTTCTCCATCGTCTTATCGTATTGAATATTGTAAATTATATCCAAACGAAAAAGCAAATCCATTAGATAAAGAGTTCCTTGAAATAAATGATATTATAAAAACCGTTAAAATAGAAGAATCTATGGATATGCAATCTATTTTAGTATCATTAGTGGTTGGTGATGCTAGTAATACCTTAGAATTTTTAAGAATAACTGGTAATGAAAAATTAGAATTATTAATTACACAAGATATATTAGATAGAGAAAAGAAAGAAATAGAATTAGAACTTTATATTTCTGATATTATTAATTATAGTAAACCTGCTATAGCTCAACAATCATATGAAATTCAATGTGTAGCTAAGCACGCATATTTAAATCAATTAGAAATGGTAAATGAACCGTTTGATAATTCTATAGGAAAAACTATAGAAGGTATTTGCCAATCCCATTTAAATATAGAAGATGTTACAATAGATTCCCAAGGGGGAAGAGCAAAAGGAATTATTCCCAATCTTAGACCATTAGGTGCTTGTAATTGGTTAGCAAGAAATGCTTTAGAGAATGGTCAACCACATTATTTTTGGGATAGTGTAAAAAATGGATTAAGGTTTTCTTCGTGGGAAGAGTTAACAAAACAAGAACCTATAATAAAATTAAATAATAAACCTTTCTTTGATGGTATTCAAAAAGATCAACCAGAAAATTATGAAATGGAATTAGAAAAGGTACAAAGAATATCATCTGATCTTAATCTTTCTAAATTTAATGATGCGGCCATGGGCGCGTACGCATCTACATTAACATCAATTGATATAGCAAAAAAGAAAATAGAAGTTAAAAAATCTGAAGATACTGAATTAATAAAATTAAATGAAAATAAACCATGGCCAGAACAAGATGATAAGTTTGGTGATAAATTAAATAAAAAGAAAAATTCAAAGAAATTTTTTACAAATCAGAATTCTATGGCATTCGATGGTCAAAAAAATTATCATGGAGAGGAATTAGATAATTTACAAAAAGCTATTATGCACATAGCTAATCAAAACTTTATTACTCATACGATTGAGGTTGCAGGTAATCCAGATTTATATCCTGGAGGAATAATAGAATTAGATTTTTGGAAATCAGGTGCACCAGAACTTTTAGAAGGTTCTGAAAAAGAAGAAGATGAATTAATGAGTGGTAAATATATTATTCATAGAGCACTTCATGTATTTGGAAAAGAATATTCTGTTAAATTAGATATTAAAAAGGAATCTAGTAAATTTAATTTTGACGAGAAAGGAAAAATATAATGAGAAAAGATGATTTTATAGGACAACAATTTTATTGGTTCACAGGTGAAGTAAAAGAAATTGCCGATCATAATAGGGTAAAAGTATTATGTCACGGATATTATCCACAAGATATAGAGAAAAAAGATTTACCGTGGGCAACAGTTATGATGCCAACAACAGTAGCAGGAACATCTACTAGTTCAGCAAATCATCATTTAGAAGAAGGTTCTTGGGTGGTTGGATTCTTTAGAGATGGTATGTCCGCACAAGATCCTATTGTTATTGGTTCTGTTGCTGCAGAAGATATACCTTCTGAATCTTCTAAAACAAATAAAGTTTATAATTCCCAAGCAGGACATAAAATAGAATTAGAAAATAAAGAAGGTGATGAAACAATAAGAGTTACACATGCAAAAGGTGCAGTAATTACCATTGATAAAGATAATAACCTTTCAATAGCTAATTCAGGAACAACAAATATTAATTCAGCTGGTGCTATTACAATAACATCAGCGGTTAAAACAACTATAGTATAATGAGTATTGAACAAATATTAGTAGCATTAGTAGTTATATTAACAATATGGGCTTTGAGCTAAATGTCATTACCTAGTTTAGAAGTACCTCCAATGGAATGCCCGGCAACATTATTGCCAACTCCAGCTAATTTATCTAATATGTTTGGTGGTCTTGCGACCTTTCCAGCTAAGCTAATAGCATTAGCAAAAACTACTGCAACTTCTGAAGCAGAAGCATATTTAAAACAAGCTGAGGATCTTCAAAAAACATTAGATAGTATACGGTCAGCATTTTCTCCTTATGATCCTAAATGGGAAAAATTAAGTATCCCAGAAAAAGAATGGGAGATTATGATACAAAGATTAATTGAAGAATATCCAACATATATTCAAGCTAAGATAATGAGTTTGATTAGTTCTTTTGTTAGTTTTAATATGCCATTAATGGGTTTATCAATTGATGTAGTTAAGTTAGCAACTGATAGAGAATATTTAACTACATTATTAGAAGATATAAAAGGTGATGAGTTAGATAGATTATATGGTTTATTACCATCTGAATATAAATTATTTAATGGTGAATATGGATTAGAAAATCTAGAACTAAAGAAAAAACAAATAGTAGATTATATTAATAATGAATCTGCTAAATTTATGAATGGTCAACTCTTTACTGGATTTGGTGGATTGATAGGAGCATTTCAAGAAATATGGGATGCTTTAGGATTACCAGCATTACCGGTGCCTTTAAGCTTAGATGTAAAAGGAATGATTGATGCAGCTATAGCAAATGCTAAAACGGATGCAGAAAAAATAGCAGCTTTAAAGGATATATCTATTGCAGGATTTAAAGTAGAAGGATTATTAGGTGGGGAATTTACTGATAATTTTGATTCTATGGAATTTAAAATAGCAAGGATAAGTGCAAAGCTAAAAGAATTTGCTGAAGGGTATCAATTATTTTTAATAAGAGAGTGGATGGGTAAGGTTACATCTTTCTTTGATGCAATAGGATTAGGTACTTTAACCCAGTATGCTACATTAAATTTTTGTACATTTATGGGATTAGTAGGTATACCTTCATCAATTGATTTAAGTGGATTTAGTAATATAACAACAAAAGCAAATGAAATTAAAAAACTAGAGGAAACTCTTGATGAAACTAGTGGTTAGGTAGTATAAATAGATATATGGCATACGCATCAGACAAAACAGCAGAAACAGTTCAAATCACAACAGTTGCAAGAAAAAAGAACTGGGCCGATTTAGATTTATCTTTAGTACCACATGGTATTACTAAAGATTTAATACCACTTAAAGACGATAGAGCTATTAAAAATGCAGTTAAGAATTTAATCCTAACTAATTTTTATGAAAGACCTTTTCAACATAATAAAGGTGCTAACCTAAGAGGATTATTATTTGAACCTGCTGATTATATTACAAAAATAGAATTAAAAGATGGTATAAAAGAAGTATTAAGTTTCCATGAACCTAGAATTTCAGTAAAAGGTATTGAGGTTCAAGATGAAACAGAAAGGAATGCATACAAGATAATCGTGCATTTCTTAATAAAAGAAATTAATGCTGACGAAACAGTTAGCATAACATTAAAAAGGTTAAGATAATGGCTACTAATTTAAATATAACAGATCTAGATTTCGACGATATAAAAGATAATCTAAAAAATTATCTTAAACAACAAACTATATTTAATGATTACGATTTTGACGGTTCAGGTATGAATGTATTACTAGATGTTCTAGCATATAATACACACTACAATGCCATGGCAGCTCATTTATCATTAAATGAGGCATTCCTCGATTCTGCCCAGATAAGAGGAAATGCGGTCTCGAGAGCTCGGATGTTAGGATATGTTCCTACGTCCGAGTTAGCCCCTCGAGCTAAAGTTAAAGTTGTTTTAGATGTTTCATCAGAAGTTGCTGGAGGAGCACAAGTTCCTACCACAATTACTATCCCAAGAGGAGCTAAATTTCAAACATCACTTCAAGGGATTACATATAGATTCGTTACTTTAGATGCTCATACTGCAACTATATCTAATAATACATACACATATAATGATGTAGAGGTAGCTGAAGGAACATATAATTCAATTAAATATAGAGTTGATAATGATATTCAAATTCAAAAACATCAAATACCACACAAAAATGTAGATACTACTTCAATGCGTGTGCGTGTACAGGCGAATGAAGAATCAACTTCATACGATCTTTATAGTAAATTTGAATCACTATTAAATGTAGATTCAGCTTCGAAGATATATCACATACAAGAAAATTCAAATGGATATTATGAAGTATATTTTGGTGATACAGTTATTGGTAAGAAACCAGCATATAATAATATAGTTACTTTAGATTATGTTTACTCACACGGAAAGGACGCTAACGGAGCTTCTACGTTTACAATGAGTGATAGTATTGGTGG